TCGGCAGCGTCAGATGTGTATAAGAGACAGGGACAAGCCAAAAGGGTGATGAGCCTCGCCGCCCATCACCACAAAAATACCACAACGTGCGGCAAACCGCAAGGAGGTAAAACGTGAAAACCTTAATTTTTATCGTTCTGTGCGCAAACCTTGGGTACATCGCCCTTGGCTGGCGGCACAACAACAGGAGGTGAGCGGATGGCGCTTTTAAAGGTCTATGATGTTACCAAAAAGCAGCCGGATGACCTTGTTTCATCGCAGAATATCGCAGACGTTTCGGACGCGATCATCATTGCTGACGAACTTGTAAAGCGAGAGCCCGCCTATTTGTACAATGTATTTGATTCCAGCATGAATGTTGTTTATATGAGGTGAATTTTTATGCAAAGCGATTCACAAAAGCGCCTTGCAAGGCGTGCCAGTATCAAGGAACTTTCCAACAAGGCCGAGGGCATCTATTACTACATCAAGCCGCAAAATATGCTGTTCAGGCTTATCAGTGCTGGCAATGAACTTGCCAGCGCAATTAACGGCGCAGTGGCGTATTTCACGCATTTTGCACAGAACGGCAGTATGGATGACACCGCGAGCCGCGAGGTCATAGACCGCATCTATCGCAAGGTGGGCAGCATGATGTGCGATATTGACATCATCCACGCTGCAGGCGGTGCAGAAATCATGCCTGAACCGTATGAAAGCATAGATTTTTGTTACATGATTGAGTTCCGCACCTTGCTGCGGGAAGCAGTCATCAATGGTCTGCCGGATGATTACAAAGGCGTGCAGCAGAACCCGACACAAATCCAACTCATGAAGCCCGGCGTTGCGTACAATGTCGCAATCCCAGACGAGTATGACGATCCGTTTTTTGACCAATTCGTCCGAAAAGAAGAGCAGCGAGACCGGAAAATCGTATTCCGGTGCACAAAGTCAGAGCTTGACGCCATCAAGCGTTATGCACATATCATCGATGTAAAATACACTGAGGAGGAGATTCATCATGCCTGAAACCAAAATCGAAAAGACCCCTGTTGAGCAGCTTCAGAAGCCCGCAGCGCCAACCGAACCCCTTACTCCTGTCAATCCCCCTGCCGCACCCGCACATCGCGCCCTCTCCTACGCTGAGAAGGTGCAGGGTTTGACCGCAGACGAACGGATCTGGCAGTTGGCAAAATCCAAGGCCGTTGCGCTGTCCAATCTGCCGGACGGCTGGCTTCCCAAGACCTATGCGGGCAACGTTGGTGCTTGCGCCATCGCCTGTGACATGGCGCAGCGCATGGGCACCACAGAGTTGTTTGTGATGCAGAACCTCTATGTTGTCTACGGTCAGCCCACTTGGAGCGGCAAAAGCTGCAAAGCACTTATCGACAACAGCGGACAGTTTGCAGGGCGTTCCCGCTATCGCATGGAAGGTCAGGAAGGCACGGACACATGGGGATGCCGCCTGATTGCCGTGGATAAGCTGACCGGCGAAAAGGTGGAAGGACCGAAGGTCACGGTGCAGATGGCAAAGGATGCAGGCTGGTGGAACAAAAACGGCAGCTACTGGCCGAAGATGACCGAGATGATGCTCAAGTACCGCGCCGCCGCCTATTTTGCCCGCGCTGAGTGCCCGGAAGTGCTGATGGGCGCAAACATCGACTACGAGGCCGGTGCTGGTGACAGCGCAGAGGAGGAGCCGAATCATGCTTAACGTAGTAGCAATCATGGGACGCCTTGTGGCAGACCCGGAGCTCCGCACCACCCAGCAGGGCACCAACGTGTGCACCTTCCGCATTGCCTGCGAGCGCAGCTATACCCAGAAGGGCCAGCAGCGTCAGGCTGATTTTGTGGATATCGTGGCATGGGGCAAGACCGCCGAATTTATCTGCAAGTTCTTCCAGAAGGGCAGCATGATCGCCGTTGACGGAAGCTTGCAGACCCGGCATTACCAGGGCAAGGACGGAAGCAATCGCACGGCGGTGGAGGTTCTGGCAAACAATATCAGCTTTGCAGGCGCAAAGGCGGCAGATAAGCCCGCTGCACGCGATTTTGACCAGCAGACGCAAACTTACACCCACGAAGCAAAAACCGCACAGAGCGCCCCGCAGCCCGCCCAAACGCAGGGCAGCATGGACGACTTTTCCGTGATCTCGGACACCGACGACCTACCGTTCTGATTATGGGTAAAACCGATTTATTCGCAGAGCGGCTGAAAGAGCTGCGCAAACTAAGTGGTGATTCCCAAAGAAAACTTGGGAAAAAGCTTTTTGTTTCGCAGGTCACCGTTTCCTGTTATGAGCAAGGGCGAGCAAGACCGAGTTTTGAAACGTTGGTGGCTATATGCAAACTATACGGAACATCATCCGACTACTTGCTTGGGTTGACAGATGATGACCCATCCGACGAGTTCAGAAAGAACCGGCATTGACATAAACAAAAACTAAGGAGGAAATGCAAACAATGAGCGTAAAAGGCTATAAGGTGTTCAATCCCGACTGGACGTGTCGCGGCAAACAGTATTCTTGCCCGGGAACCTTTGAAGAATTTGTAAGTCTGTCTGTCTGCAATGTGGGGATGCACTTTTGCAAAAATGCCGCCGACTGCTTCCGTTACTATGAATTTGACCCGAACAACCACGTTGCTGAAGTAATCGCCCACGGCACGGTTGAAGAGGGCGATAATAAGTGTGCAACGAACAAGTTGGAAATCGTGCGGGAAATCCCTTGGGCTGAAGTCCTTGAGATCGTGAACACAGGAAAAGCTTGCACTGGATGTTGCAACAGCGGCAACTGGAACAGCGGCAACCGGAACAGCGGCAACTGGAACAGCGGCGACTGGAACGCTACATCCTTTTCCAATGGCTGCTTCAATACGGTATCGCCCAAAATCTATATGTTCAACAAGCCTACTGACTGGACGTTTGAGCAGTGGTTTAACTGCCGTGCCCGGCGTTTGCTGAACGAAATTGACGATTGCCCGCTTGAGTACGTCTATCTGTCTGATATGACCGATGAAGAAAAGGCGGCGCACCCTGAAGCTGAAACGACTGGCGGTTATCTGAGAAAACGCACCACAGCGGACAACGCCCGGAAGTGGTGGGCGGGGCTTAGTGCCGATGATCAAAACGTTATCCTCAGTTTGCCGAACTTCGACGCGGCGATTTTCAAAGAAATCACCGGGGTTGACGTAAGCAAAGACTGACACATCTCAAGAGCTGTGCTATCTGGTTATACGGGCGTGCGGAAGGAGGTGAATACATACGGCTACAGGGAAAAGATACTACTGGCTAAAGCTCAAAGACAGCTTCATGCGGTCCGACGCGGTGGATTTTCTCATGGGTCAGAAAAACGGCGCAAACTATGTGGTTCTGTACCAGATGCTCTGCCTTATGACTATCAACACAAACGGCAGGCTTTCGCGGCAGATCGGTGAAGTGATCATTCCGTATGACGTGGGCAAGATTCAGCGCGATACTAAGTGGTTTTCTACCGATACGGTGCGTGTCGCGCTGGGACTTTACGCGAAACTTGGGCTGATTTATCAGGAAAAAGACGGCACGTTGGTGCTTGCAAACCACTCGGAAATGGTCGGAAGCGAAACCGATTATGCAGCACAAAAAAAGTTGCAAAGAACGAACCAGCGTCAAATTGATGCAGAACACTGTGGACAATGTCCACAGGATGTCCACACAGACGTCCACAAAAATGTCCATACAGATATTAGAGATAAGATATTAGATATAGATAAGTCGTCGTCATCTAAAGATGACTCCTCCTATACAGGGACGAGGACGACGAAATCTCTAGTGGATTTTTTTCGGGAGAATATCGGCAAGCTGAGCAAGACCGGAGAAAAAGAACTAACCGGCTACATAGAGCGCATGGGCGCAGATCTTGTGTGCGCTGTCATGGACAAGTGTGCGGATCTGGGTGGCGGCAGCTGGGCGTATGTCCGCAAGGCGCTGGAAGAAGCGGAAAGACTTGGCTGCAAGACCGTTGCGGAGTATAACCAGCTATGCCCTATTGGCGGCAGCCGGGCAAAAGGCACACGCGTAGACAGAGCACAGCCATCCGGAATCGATATTTTAAGCCCGGAGCGCATGGCACACAGCCTGGAACGCCTGCGGAAAAACAAGAAAGGGGCAGATGACATTTGACAAATCCATGTTGCAAAGACTGCCCAGACCGGCACCCTGCCTGTCACGACCACTGCCCGCAGTTTGCCGCTTGGCGCAAAGAACACGCCAAAGAGACGGACTATAACCGGCAAATGACCGTGTCCGGCAGGGGCTACCACTACGACTACGAGGACAAACACCGGGAGAAGGGGCGCAAGCGGTACATGGGAGCAAACGGAGGTGCAGATAAGTGAAGCCGAAAACCAAATCTGAACTGATGGCCGAGTGGGCAAACCAGCCGGATCAGCTCAAGAAAGAGCGGGAAGCCAAGGCCGTCCGCAAGGCGATGGACGATGCCCGCGCCGTGATGCAGGATGGCCTGACCCGGTACGTCAAGAAAAAGACCAAAGCCCGCAGCATGGCAAAAGCTGAAGCCGACCCCTTTGCTGAGCTGGAAGGCTGGGAAAGCATGGAGCAGATCCAGGATGCCTACGGCTACGGCGAGATCACCGCCGACAGGCGGGACAAACTCACCGACTTGTGGGAAGCCCGGGAAGCTGTCAAGAACAGCCGCAAGGGCTCGGACAAGTACACAGACCTTGTGACGGAGATGCTGGAGACAGCCATCCGCCGGGTGGGCGGAGAGTACGCAGATATGCTGTTTGAGTATGACCGGAAGCGCCGGGAAGCTGAAAAGCAGTGCGAGCAGCTGGCAATGGAAAGGATGATGAAAAAATGACCGATAAACATTACATCGAATGCACTGGGATTCAGATTCCCGCCGTTGAGGTATTGGCATGAACGGAAAGAAAAAGAAGTTAAAAGTTCTGGAACTTTTCGCCGGAACACGCAGTATCGGAAAGGCCTTTGAAGAGAAGGGGCATGAGGTGTTTTCCGTTGAGTGGGACAAGGATTTTGAAAATATTGATCTTTACGCCGATATTTTGAGCGTCAGCGCAAATGATATTTTATCAAAATTCGGTCACCCAGATGTAATTTGGGCAAGTCCAGACTGTACTACGTTCAGCATCGCCGCTATTAGTCACCACAGGAAAAGAAACCCGGACACAGGGAATCTTGACCCAGTGAGTGATTATGCAAAGTTCTGTGATAAGGTCGATCAGCACGTTTTACAGCTTATAAAAGACCTTGACCCGATACTTTATTTTATTGAAAACCCACGGGGCGGAATGCGGAAAATGATTTGGATGAAATCTTTGCCGCGCTATACCGTTACATATTGTCAGTACGGCGATACACGAATGAAACCAACTGATATTTGGACAAATCATCCTAATCCGCAGTTTAAGCCTATATGTAAGAACGGTGATCCGTGCCATATTCCAGCCCCTAGAGGGAGCAAAACAGGAACACAGGGCTTGAAAAACAGTAGAGAGAGAAGTGTTATACCTAAACTGCTTTGCCAACATATTGTTGATATTTGCGAAACGGAGTGCTTAGAAAAATGAGCGATAAAAGGTTGATTGATGCAAACGCCCTACGTCAGAAAATCGAAAAGTGGGCAGATTCGGCTGACAACTCTATTTCGTTTGCCGATTCTGTTGAGAGATTTGCATATGATGAGGTGCTGGACGCAATCGACGCTGCACCAACTATCGACCCGGAAGCGCTGCAGCCGGTGGCACATTGGGTCTGCGAGGAAGACTATGATGGAGACCCTGTTGTTTGGACGTGTTCTCGTTGCAAAGATTCTTCCATCATGTATGATGGCACGCCGAAGGACAATGGGTTTAAGTTTTGCCCCTACTGTGGCGCAAAGATGGAGGAATAATCAAAATGAAATTGATGGGAGGCAATGGATTGAAAATAACCCTTTACGGTGACCCCCGCACAAAGAAAAACAGTGCACGCATCCTGCAAGGGCGCGGAGGACGGCGCTTTGTAGCCCCAAGCGCGGCGTTTGAGGAATACCAGACCGGTTGCCTATGGCAGATTCGCGCCCCGCCTGAGCCTATCTCTGCCCGCGTGAACGTGCGGTGCGTGTACTACATGGCTACCCGGCGCAAGGTTGACCTTGCAAACCTGATTGAAGCCACCTGCGACATACTGGTAACAGCCGGTGTGCTGGCAGACGACAATAGCCGCATCGTTGCCGCCCACGATGGCAGCCGGGTGGATTACGACAAGAAAAACCCAAGAGCTGAAATTTGGATCGAAGAAATGGAGGATAAAAATGGATGAAACAATGACAGGCGTTTTCAAGTGCAGATGCTGCGGAGCGGAAATCAAGGAAAAGACAAGCGTTACAAGGTCTGTTGCTTGGGCAATCAAAGATATGAAAGATGATTCTTGCGATCTTCAATCGACTACCGCTATCCCAAAATCATCTTTACCGGAGCGGTTTGTCATTCACTGGTGCGAAAAGACAAGATTTTGCGTCTGCGATCTTATCGGATGGGAAATAGAGGAGGGAGACAATGACCCGCACATGGACACCTGAAAGCGAGCAGCCAAAGCCGAGCGCCGGCGTGGACTACCATGAAGTAAAGGCGTGGTTCCAGCAGTGCCGGGATATGGCTGCGGCGGTTGAAGCCCAAAAACAGAAGATCCAGCGCATCCGGGAAGTTGCCGAAAAGACCACCCCAAGCCTGAACGGGATGCCCGGCGGCGGTGGTGCCGGTGACAAGGTCGGGCTTGCTGCAGCAGATATCACGGACGAGCAGCGCCGTCTGCAGCAGATGGAAACAGACCTTTGCCTGCTGCGCATTGAGGCCACCCGGCGGGCGTACTGTATCACGGCAAGCAAATCCAGCAAAAAACAGGCTGACTGCCTGTGCCTGTACTACGTCAAGAACAAAAAGCAGCGCGAGGTCTGCGAGGAGCTGGGGCTTTCGGAAGAAAACCAGGTCTCCATCTACATCAAGTGGGGCAGCATCTATCTGGCAGAGATTTGGGACAGCTTCGGCAATGTTGCACAAACCGCACAAAACCCGCCCTGATTTTTTGCAATGCACCTTCATACTGCAAATATCCAAATGACACAGGCATTGTGCTAAAATTGGTATAAGCGGAATCGCCGAAAGCGATAAGACGCTTGCCACGCAGTCTCCGAAACGAATCCCCCCGAAATGCTTCCTCCCAAGGCTTGACCGGCATTTTTCTTCCTCTCGTTTCGCGGGCTGCTTCTATGCCGTTATAGCTCAACTGGCAGAGCATCCGGCTCATAACCGGGTGGTTGCAGGTTCGATTCCTGCAAGCGGCATGATATATTCCCGTAGTTCAAGTGATGGAACAGCGGTCTCCAAAACCGCAGGCTGCAGGTTTGAGCCCTGCCGGGAATGCCAGCTGCGTACCCTGTGAGGGGGCTGCGCAGATAGCCGGGCATCTGGCGGCGAAAGTACCGGATGCAGCGGCGCTCCACCGTTTACGTTGTCCGAGAAACTGAATGTATACCGGGAGCGCTGCTTATTTTGATATTCTGACCGTTCGGATTTCCGGGCGGTTTTTCTTTTGCATGATTTTAGAGAGGTGGTGGCGGTGAGTGCGAAGCGGCTGACAGACAGACAAAAAAAGAAGATCGTTGCTGACTATGTGCAGCTGCAGAGCTACGCCAGAGCCGCCAAACTGAACGACGTGGCAGAAAGCACCGTGCGGAAAATCGTGAAAGATAATCCCAAGTGTGCGGATTTGTGCGCCTTAAAAAAAGAGCAGAACACGCAGGACATGCTTTCCTACTTAGGCAGCAAGCGAGGAGAAGCGCAGGATCTTCTCGGGCTGTACCTTCAGGCGATGGCAGACCCTGACAAGATCGCAGAGGCAACGCTGCCGCAGCTGTCAACGGCGTTTGGAACCATCGTGGACAAGTTTGCTATGCTGGGAGACCAGAGCTGCATAGAAGCCCCGGACGATGGCCTGCTTGAGGCCCTGAGCGCTGCCGCAGACATCAGCCCGCCGGATGACGTGGAGATGCTGCCAGAGGAAGAGGACGACAATGCGGAAAAGTAACGGTTTTCGCTGGAAAGCCCTCAGCCAGCGGCAAAAGCAGGTCTTGAGCTGGTGGGCACCGCAGAGCGCATACAGCGGTTACAACGGCATTATTGCCGATGGCGCTATCCGCTCGGGCAAGACCTTTGCCATGAGCTTTTCTTTTGTGCAGTGGGCTATGACCTGTTACAGCGGCCAGCAGTTTGCCATGTGCGGAAAGACCATCGCCAGCTTCCGGCGCAACGTGCTGGGCACACTCAAGCAGCAGCTTGCAGCCCGTTGTTACAACGTCAAGGAGCATCGGGCAGAAAACTGCATGACCGTCAGCAAGGGTGGCAAAGTTAACGAGTTTTACTTTTTCGGCGGCAAGGACGAGAGCAGCCAAGACCTGATTCAGGGCATCACCCTTGCCGGGGCATTCTTCGACGAGGTGGCCCTGATGCCGCAGAGCTTCGTCAATCAGGCCACAGCCCGTTGCTCTGTCACCGGGTCAAAGTTCTGGTTCAACTGCAACCCGGGCAGCCCGCAGCATTGGTTTTATCTCGAGTGGGTGCGGAAATGTCGTTCCCGCAAGATGATGTATCTCCATTTTACGATGGACGACAACCTGTCGCTTTCCGAGGACATCAAGGCCAGATACCGCAGCCAGTACAGCGGCGTTTTCTATCAGCGCTACATTCTGGGACTATGGACGGTGGCTGAGGGCCTTGTATATGACATGTTTGACCGCAAGAAGCACGTCATTGACGTACTGCCGGAGCTTTCGCCAAAGAGCGCCTATGTGGCGTGCGACTTTGGCACCCAGAACGCAACGGTTTTTTTGCTGTTCCAGAAGCAGGCGGATGCAGACTGCTGGATCGTCACCCGGGAGTACTACTACAGCGGCCGCGAACAGAAGCGGCAAAAGACCGTGGGCGAGTACGTCACGGACCTCAAGGCGTGGCTGAACGGGATCAAGCCGGAAAGGGTCATCGTTGACCCCTCTGCCCTGCCCCTGATTACAGAGCTGCGCAAGAACGGCTTTACCCAGACCCCCGCAAATAACGACGTCCTGAGCGGCATTCTGGACGTGCAGACCATGCTGCAGACCGGGCGTCTGAAGATCTACAAAGACTGCAAGCACACGCTGGAAGAGTTCGGCGTGTACGCTTGGGATCCAGACAAAGACGACACCGTGCTGAAGGTCAACGACCACTGCATGGACGCTATCCGCTATTTCGTGCGCACAAAGCGCCTTGTAAAACTGAGGAATTGATTTTGAGCACTGTATATACATTCCAGACCTTTCAGCAGGCGCAATTCGCCGGGGAACAGCCTGATTTTATCCGGCGCTTCGTGCAGCAGCACTGCGCTTCCAGACCGTACAAGATGGCGCTGGACGCCGACCTGTACGATGCCCAGAAAAACCCGGGAGCTGAACGCTTCGCACAGACTTACGCTTTGATGCTGAAACGCCTGTCCAAAAACACCAAGCCGGACACCCCACACCCGGATATGGTCAAGAGCAATCTTTTCCGGCGGCTCAACAAACAGCGGGCAACCTACTCCCTCGGAAACGGCGTAGTCTTTGCGGACGATGGCGTGGACAAGGAAAGGCTGGGGCAGAACTTCGATGAGCAGATCCAGAAGGCCGGATATTTCGCCCTGATCCACGGTGAGAGCTTCGGATTCTGGAACAACGACCATCTGGTGGTTTTCAAGCTGACCGAGTTTGCTCCCCTGCACGATGAAAAGACAGGCCTTTTGCAGGCGGGTGTGCGCTTCTGGCGACTGAACCCTGACACAGATATGCACTATATCCTGTATGAGCTGGACGGCTTCACCGAGTACACGGAAAGCCGAATCGGCAACGTGATGCAGGAGACAACGCCGAAGCAGGCATACAAGAGCGTGATCACCACCACACCCGGCGGCGGGCTGGAAAGCGTAGAGGACGAAAACTACAGCGCTCTTCCCATTGTGCCGCTGTGGGGCTCAGACCTGCACCAGAGCACCCTTGTGGGGCTGAAAGCCTACATTGACAACACCGATCTGGTGATGTCTGGCTTCTGCAATGACCTGCAGGACTGCGCGCAGATTTACTGGCTGTGCGAGAACTTCAACGGCATGACCGATGATGAACTCGTGGAGTACCTCACCAAGCTGAATCTGTACCACATTGCAGGTGCAGACACCAGCGAGGGCGGCAAGATCACCCCATACACCACCGAGATTCCTGTGACGGCCCGGCAGTCTCTGTTGGAGTTGCTCCACACCCGGGTGTATGAGGACTTCGGCGGTCTGGATGTGCATTGCGTCAGCGCGGACAGTACCAACGACCATCTGGATGCAGCCTATGAGCCGCTGAACCAGAACGCGGACGACTTCGAGGCACAGGTCAAGCCGTTTATCCGGCAGATCTGCGCGCTGGCTGGCTTTGACAACGCTATGCCGACATTCAACCGCAGCAAGATCACCAACACAGCTGAGCAGGTCGAAACGGTGATTTCTGAGGCGCCGATCATCGGGCAGGACATGGCCATTGACCTGCTGCCCAACCTGACCCCGGAGCAGAAGGAACAGGCCAAGGCTGCGCTGATGGCAGAGAGCGCAACGCGGGAGACCGTGGTCTAGGAGGACGAAGATGAACCTTCAGGAATTTGATAATTTAGCAAAATCTGGCAGAGTGAAAGCAACGATTAGCGTTTCGGTTTTTAAGATTCCGCGATATGTCGATAAGGTGTGTGGCCTTTCTTCTGGCTTTATCCGATTTCGATTTAAGGGAGACAAATTTGATACGATGTGTGGGCTCGGTGGCGTTAGATTTATGATCGAAGAAAATGAAACAGACCGACCGTGACCGCATCTCCACCCGGCAGCTGAACAGGCTGCGCCGCCGCATTTTGCGGGTCTACGGCACCGCCCGCCAGGAAATGACCGAGCAGCTGACTGAGTTTCTGGAGCATTACCAGAAGCTGGACGCCTACAAGCGGGAGCAGCTGGAAGCCGGGAAGATCACCGAGAGCGACTACCGCACATGGCTGCGCAATCAGGTGTTTCAGTCCGAGATGATGCACCAGAAGCTGGACAACATCACCCAGACGTGCACCACAGCCCAGCAGACGGCATACAAGCTGGCGCGAGATGAACAGTACGATATCTTTGCCCTTGGCGCAAACTGGGCGTTCTACGAGCTGGAACAGGCCGCAGGCGTGACGTTCAATCTGACCTTGTACAACACCGAAGCGGTCAAGCGGCTGCTGCTGGAAAACCCCAAGTTGGTGCCAAACAAGCGCATCAAGAGCGAGAGCAACAAGACCTACGACGCCCGGGTGTTCAACCGGTACGTCATGCAGGGCATCGTGCAGGGCAAGAGCGTCCACGACATCGCCGTGCAGGCTGTGAAAGGCATGGCAGACACCGAGGTGCACTGGGCGATGAACAACGCCATCACAGCCCTTACAGGCGCACAGAACGCCGGGACGATGCAGCAGCTGCGCAATGCTCAAGCCCTTGGCATTGAGGTGCAGAAGCGCTGGAACAGCACTTTGGACTACCGCACCCGTGAGATGCACCGGCTGCTGGATCAGGAGACCGCCGCACTAGATGAGCCTTTCAAGGTGCAGGGCTACGAGATCCAGTACCCCGGAGACCCCAACGCAGCGCCGGAAATGGTCTACCACTGCCGCTGCAAGGTGACCGGGGCGCTTGTGAAGTACCCACGGCAGAACGCCCAGCGGCGGGACAACACGACAAAGCAGACCACATCCGACCTAACCTATACCGAGTGGTACAAGGCCAAGGGTGGCACTGAAAAAGAGCAGATGTAGTGGTCAAACGAGAGAAAGCGGAGAAAGGAGAGTACCAAGAATGAGTAAACGAGGCTCTGGTAGTTCTACAAGGGCAAGTAGTGGCTTTGTAGACCATTCCAGATATGCAAAACAGCACAACGATATTGTTTCTTTTGTAAAAAACAAGTCGGTGTTGATTTGAACAAATACCGGGACGGTGATGGTTCTTCTCCGTCAACAAGTTCTTTTTGGGAAAAAGACGGCGCAAAAGTCGCATTTGACCTGAAAGGAATGTCATTAAGCGACCGCACAAAATTGATGCAGCTTGCCCAAAAGCCTTTCGGAGTTGTCGTTGAACCAGCTGGCGGGTGGGTTGGCTTTGTTTCAAGGAAAAAGAAGAAAAAGTAAATGTGTAAATACTGTGACACAAGCCGTATACACGAAGAAAATATTGTTGACAGTGGCGTTGGCGATTTTTTAAGCATTGGCGTTGATAAATCAAAAAAGGTTTATTTGAGTGCATGGTGCAACGATGAAGCGGTTTGGTATCCCAATTTTTGCCCTGAATGTGGGCGCCCTTTGAAGAATAATCAAAACCATGAAATTTAACTACAACATCAAAGTCACCGACAACACCCCGCAGCTGCATGAAGCTCTGGAAGCGTGGGTGGAGCGTGTGCTGACCATATGGGGCATGAAAGTGCAAGACTATGCGCAGCTGCTTGTGCCAACCGGCACGGCAGACAGCACCGGCATAGAGGGCTATGTTGGCGGTGCGCTGAAAGCATCCATTACCTACGTTGTATCTGCGGCACAAAAGACCGTGACCGTGGGCTCCGCTCTGCTGTATTCGCTCTATGTGGAGTTAGGCACCGGTATTTTTGCAGAGAAGGGCAACGGACGCAAAACGCCGTGGGTCTGGCAAGACATCAACGGCAAATGGCACTTTACCCGGGGCATGGCTCCCCGCCCCTTCCTACGCCCGGCGGTGGAAGATCATATCAAGGAACTGCAAGAGATTGCGGTGGAAGAAGGAAACGAGGAGGTATAAAGATGACAGAGCTTGAAAATTTGAGCGCACAGCTTGAAATTGCTGTGAAAATGCAGGAAAACGCAGAAAGACTTTATCATAAGTCTTCTGAAAGAATTGAAGAAATCAAAATGCAGATGCTTGAGGTGAATGAAAAAAACAAGCCCAAGGCTGCAAAAGTCAAGGAGCTGTTTGCGGCTGGTGCTCAGGCGCGCAGAGCGCTTCAGGAGATGTGTGATAACACATACGGAGAGGGTAGAGCCAAAATTTCTGTTTTGGTCTATGTTTCGGCCGAAGCGCAGGACTATCCAACAGACACAGACTGTGAATTTTCACTCTAAAATTGAACACTCAGCGGTTGGCGCACAGCGTCAGCCGCTTTTTATGCCGTTTTCGCACAACTGGCAGAGCTCCCGGCTCATAACCGGGTAGTTGCAGGTTCGAGCCCTGCAAGCGGCACCACACCGGCAGCACGTCCGGCAAAATAACCTGATTGCCAAGCATGGCAGCCCAAGCAAGGGCAGAAAGGACACACACATGGCACTCAAAAGAGCAGATATCCGCAAGATTCTGGAAAACGCCGAAACCTCCAACGATGACAAGGCAAAAGCCATTCTGGACGCCTTGCACGAGGAGACCGATGCCCTCCGGGACGAGCTGGATACCGAGAAAAACGCCCGCGTTGCAGCGGAAAAGGAACGGGACGCAGCCAACAGCGGTAAGCAGACCGCAGAGCAGGCGCTGACCGACTACAAGACCCAGCAGACCGCAAAGGAATCAAGAGCCGCCAAGGAATCAAAGTTCCGGGAGCAGCTCAAGGCCGCAGGCGTGCTGGAAAAGTACTTTGACCGCATTGTGCGCTTGTCCGGCGAGGACATCGACAAGATGGAACTGGACAGCAAGGGCAACGTGAAGAACGCGGACAAGCTGGCTGAGAGCCTGAAAACCGATTGGAGCGACTATGTGGGCAGCACCACCACCAAGGGCGCACAGGTGGACAACCCGCCCGCAAACACCGGCTCCAAAATGACCAAAGAACAAATCATCAACATCAAAGACGCAACCGAGCGTCAGGCAGCCATCGCGGCAAATCCTGAAGCGTTCGGACTTGCAGCAAAGGAGTAACACATGGCAGCACCCGAAAATCTGACTACCGCATCTCAGATTACCACCACTATCCGCGAAATCGACTTCGTGACCCAGTTCCAGAAGAATTGGGACGCGCTGCGCACCATTCTGGGCATCTCGCGCCCCATCCGCAAGGCACCCGGCACTAGGCTGGTATCCTACAAAGCCACCGTTGACGGCGGCCTGCAGGGCGGCACCGCTGTGGGCGAGGGCGAGGACATCCCACTGACCAAGACCAAGGTCGAGCCTGTGACCTATGCCGACATCGAACTTGGCAAGTGGGCTAAGGCCGTTTCCATCGAAGCCGTCACCAAGTACGGCGCAGAAGTGGCCGTGGATCGCACCAATATCGCTTTCCGTAACGAGCTTCAGAAGAAGGTTCTGACCGACTTCTACACCTTCCTCAAGACCGGCAAGCTGGTCGGCACGCAGAAGACCTGGCAGCGTGCGCTGGCTATCGCAAAGGGCGCAGTCCTGAAGCGCTTTGCAAACGACAATCTGGACGTGACCGAGGTCGTGGGCTTTGCCAACATCATGGACTTCTACGACTATCTGGGTGACAAGGAAATCACCGTTCAGACCGAGTTTGGTCTGAACTATGTGAAGAACTTCCTCGGCTACAGCACCCTGTTCCTTCTGCCTGACGCTTTCATCGAGCAGAAGAAGGTGATTGCCGTCCCTGTGGAAAACATCGACCTGTACTACGTTGACCCCGCAGACCGCGACTACGCCACCATGGGCGCAAACTACACCGTTTCCGGTGAGACCAATCTGCTGGGCTATCACACCGAGTACAACTACAAGAACGCCACCACCACCAACTACGCCATCATGGGCATGAAGCTGTGGGCAGAGTATCTGGACGGTATCGCGGTCGTGACTGTCGGCGCGTCCAACACCGAGCCTGCCGTTGCGGCGTCTGAACTCGGCGGCTGATACGAAATAAGGAGGTGACCCCGCATGACTGTGCCAGAGCTGTGCGTTTACACGCACAATTTTTTTGACCGGTACGATGACCCCACCGCCGGGGAATTTACCTTTACGGCAGATACTGTCCCCGCTGGAGTGTCCGCCGGGCAGTATTTCCTTGTGTGCGGGTCTATCTTTAACGACGGCGTGCACAAGGCGGGAGACGGAGACCTTACCCCGGAAACCTTCACCGGCACGGTGCAGCCTATGCGCGTCCCTCCTGATTTTGTGGCGCTTGCCCAGAAGATCACCGACTACGATGCAGCCACCCCCGGCGGTGGGCGCTATGTTTCCCAGTCCTTCAACGGCTGGAGCGGCACCATGGCCACCGGCACGGACGGCTTGCCCGCAGACGGCTGCACCCACTACCGCCGGGAAATCAACCAATGGAGGAAACTGTAATGCCTGTAAACGATTTCACTAAATTCACCGTGATGGAGAATTTCACAAAGAAGTTCTGCTTTATGGTCAAAAAGCTGGTATCGGACGGCCTGTTTGGCTCTACTACCACATGGGAGGACGGCATGGAGTTCCTTGCCATCGAACGCCATGACCAGACCATTGAAGCACAGCAGGCAGAGCAGCAGGGCACGGCATCCACCTACTCCCTCTATGTGGATAAGGACATCAAGCTGTCCCCCTTCGACCGCATCAAGCGGCTGGACGATGGGCAGACCTACGAGGTTACCACCGCGAGCAGCGACAAGATTTCCCCCGCCGAAAGCCAGATGAATCTTGCCGTTGTGCAGTGCAAAAAGGTGGTGCTTTCCTGATGGGCGCAGAAGAAGCCATTACCACGGCGCTGAACAGCTTTTTTACGATGTTCGATGTTCCTGTATACCCAGAGGATTCCGTGCCGCCGGGCTCTTCCCTACCCTATATCACGGTGAAGCTGGTCATTCCTAAGGGATTTGACGAGAGCAGCACCTTCCATGCGCGGCTGTGGTATCCGGTAGACGGCGGCAAGCTGCCCCTCATCCGCAAAGCCGATGAAATCCGCGCTGCCATTGGCGATTGGCTTACCATCGAGTGCGAGGGCGGCGCAATTCTTTTGTGTGCGGGCAATCCGTGGGCGCAGCCTATGGGCAACCCGCCGGAAAAATACCTGTGCACATACCTTATTTTTGACGTCACATCCTTTGTGGTGTGAGAAAGGATAACACATGAACAAAATGTATCATGCCATTTCGGCAGATGCTTTCAAAAAGCTTCAGTTTCAGGCCGGTGCACTGCTCAAGAAGTTCGACCCGACGGGCGCTATCAACATTGCAGCGGAGGATATGATCTGCCTGACTTCCGGCGGTATCACCGTCAGCTGCAAGCCCAACACCATTGATCTGGGCGATGATCTGGACGAGGTGCCCGAGAACACTTGGCAGTTGAAGCACATCACCAATTGGGATTGTGGCCTGTCTACCACCTGCATGACCGTGAGCGCCGACACCATCAAGCTGGAGTTGGGCGCTGCAGACGTGGAAACGGAAACCAACAAGATCACCGTGCGTGAGGATTACAAGGATGCGGACTTCCAGGATATCTGGTGGCACGGCAATCTGATTGGCGGCGGCTATGCTGCGGTCAAGCTGATGAAGGCCGTGAGCGATGGCGGCCTTGAACTGAAAACCACCAAGGACGGCAAGGGCAACCTCAACCTGAGCCTGAAGGGCCACTACGACATGACCGACACCAGCAAGGTGCCTATGGAGTTCTACGTCAAGGAGGCAGAGTAATGATCCTTACCATCAATCTTGACCCCGTGGAAGCCCTGCCCAAGCTGTATGACGCGGTGGACGGCATCACCCGCATGATCATGGACGCAAAGGACAACGTGGATAACCCGGAGACCAAAGCCGCCCGGGAGACCATTGTTGCCAACGCCATGAAGCTGCTGGGTGCAGAGCCTTCCGAAACCGCAGAGGGCAAGAAAAAGCTGACCCCGCGCGAGTTTGCGCTGGCTGCGCTGGACTTTATCAAGCCCCTGATGAAGCTTGACCCGCAGCGCACCATGAACGCCCTGCACCAGCTGTACACGCTGGAAAAGGGCGAGAAAGACACCCTGCCCAAGGCGTTCACCGCGCTTACCAAGTCCGTGATGCAGGAGGACATGCAGGATTTTTTGTCATCGCTGGCCGACTTGAACGGCCTGAGTTTTGGCACTACCTCTGCCGAGCCGACATCCAGCATCTCCGCGCCTACGGAATAAAGTATTTCGTCTGGTTCGTCATCAGCGAGATGCGCGAACGCCACCGCACAAAGGCATACCAGCTTTATACGGCTGATATGCTTTTTCTTTGTGCTGTATCGCTGGGGCAGCAGGTGGAGCAGTCCTTCAGCGAGATCATGGCAGAGTATGACAAGCCGCTATCCCAGCGCCGACACGAAACAACGCTGGAAGAAGCGCAGGCGTGCTGGGAAAAGACGCTTGCAGACAGTAAAAAAGCCGCAGAGCAGAACGGAGGTGGTGAGACCTGAACATTTTCAATTTGATGGCCACTTTGGGGCTTGATACCTCCGAGTATGAGCAGGGCATCGAGCAGGCCCAAAAAGAGACGCAAAGCGCCGCAAACTCGCTGAACCGCAGCGCAAACACCGCCGGGAGCGGCGTTTCAGGCATGGCAAGCCAGTTTGCAGCAGCCAGCGCAAAAGCAACTGTCCTTGCAAATATGCTTACCTCGCTCGGAACAAAGGCGGTAAGCTTTGCAAAGGGCTTTGTGGAGATGGGCATTTCTTATAACGCCCAGATAGAAAAGTACACCACCGGCTTTACCAATATGTTGGGCAGCGCACAGGCCGCGCAGGAAGCCATGCAGGCCATTCAGGAGGACGCAGCCCGCACCCCGTTTGACGTGGCATCCCTGACGCAGGCAAATCAGCTGCTTATCAGCGCGGGAGAAAACGCCGCGTATTCCCGCAAGGTCATCAATGCACTGGGCGATGCTGTTTCTGCCACCGGCGGCGGTAACGCCGAACTATCCCGCATGGCTGCAAACCTGCAGCAGATCGCAAACGTGGGCAAAGCTGCAACGATAGACATCAAGCAGTTTGCCTATGCGGGCATCAATATCTATCAAATCTTGGCAGATTACACCGGCAAATCGGTGCAGGAAGTCCAGAGCATGACCATCAGCTACGACCTTCTTTCGCAGGCGCTCATAGCCGCAAGCGAGGAGGGCGGGCGCTACTATAACGCCATGGACACCCAGAGCCAGACCATGAACGGGCGTATATCCACTCTGAAGGATAACGTCAGCCAGCTGGCGGGTCTTTTGACTGGAAATCTTACAAGCGCTCTTGGTGGTGTTATTTCCAAACTGAACGAAATGGTTCTGGCGGCTCAAGACGCATACAAGCTCGATGGATGGAGCGGCCTTATAGGGGAAATAACAGGTCTTACCAGCGTTATAAACAAGGCCAAATCCGCTGCTGTTGGCCTGAAAGCTGTTTTTGATGCTTTGAAAAGCGGAGAAATTGGCATTTTCCATGGTGACTGGGATGCCGTTTATAAAAAGGCATTCAATTCAGACCAAGAAAGCAAAAAAATCCAAAAAGAAAGCAGAAAAAACTGGGACAATAACCATAGTGGCATGGTCTGGGACGAAAATGACGGATGGGTGCCCGCTAAAACAAGCGGAACATCTGGCAGCTCCATCGTTACAAGTCCTTCCGGCAAGACTGGCAAAACCCCCAAGACTGGCAAAACCCAAAAATCCACCTCCAATACCGAAACTGTCATATCTTCCGTGACGCACACCGCAACCACCACCGCACAGAACGCGCTGGGCGCTGTGACAACGAGCGTTGAGACACTGCAGGAGAAGGTCAAGGACGCAGCGGGCAAAATCAAAGACCGCGTGACCGAGACCACTACTGAGACCGGCAAAGAGATGGTCAACGGCGTTGCTACCACCTATACGCTTGTGACCAAGAAAGTTACGGACGCGAACGGCAAAATAAGCACCACGACCAAGAAGGTCTACGCAGATATGTCCAAGACCCTGCTTGGCACCCTGACCACCATTGCAGAAAAGACCTTCAACGGCATCACCACCACCACGCAGCAGGCCGTGGAAACCTACGCGGACGGAAGCCAGCACATCAAGACCACCGCCACCGAGACCGGCGAGCGCATTGTGGACGGCGTGCGGCAGACCTACACCAAGGTCATCAGCTACATTGACGGCGTGCAGGACAAGGTAACAGAGACCGCGCAGAACATCGAAAAGAGCATCAAGGCGACCCAAAAGCGCATTGAGGAGAATCTGAGCAAGGCACAGCAGCAGTTCAACAGCGGGATCTTCAAACTGGGTAAAAACCTGTACACCGACCTCAAAAATCAGGACTTGGCGGCGCTTGGTCTGGATATCGTCAACATGATGTGGGGCGAGGTGTCACAGGAGCAGCGCGAAGTCCTGTCCGACTGGGCAAACAAGGCGCTGGAAGCCATCAACGAGGCGTATTCCGGCGGCGGTCTGAGCGAGGCGTTCAACGCTTTTAAGCAGATCATGTCCAACGGCATCAAAGCAGATGCAAACGGCGTCACAACGGACGTTAAGGGCTTGAGCAAAGTGTTTCAGGATCTGGGCATCAATGTTTCCGACGTTGGCAGCAAGATCATGGGCGTGCTGAACACCATTGGCTCCGGCATGGGCAGCTTTGCCCTCAACGCGGGCACGGATATTGCAAACCTTGCCGGGAGCATGGGCAGTCTGGGCACAATCGCAGAGGGCGTAGGCGGGCTGATTGCAAAGGTGGGCAGCCTGATTATCTCGAACCCGGAAGTTGCCGCGATCATCGCCATTGTGGCGGGCGTGGCGGCGCTGGGCGTTGCGATTTTTGCGAAGTTCGGCAAGGGCAAGAGCAGCGGCACTACCAGCACGCAAAAAGCACCATCCTACAAGGACATTCAGGACGCCTACTGGTACGGTAACGAGCGTGCCTTTGCGGGCTACGATTACCGCACCGATCCCTACGTCATGAACCCGGACAACAATGCCATGCTGGCATATCAGTCCAAAATGCAGGCGCAGATGGAGCGGCTCTACGGTGTGGTTGAGAAATATCTGCCGGAAGCCGGAAACAGCGTGATCGCGCTTGACGGCGAGCAGGTAGGACGCATTATCACCCCAAGCGTAAACAGAAGCCTGGGAGACCTTACAGTGCTGAGCGAACGAGGAAACTGATATGTACGAGATCTACGCATACCCCTACGGCAACCCGGATGCAAAGCTGCTGCTTTATCGTCCCAACGACCCGCAGGCGCTGGTGCTGTCCCCCAAGCTGACCCGCGAGGTCAGCAAGGGCGGCAGCCTTGTTTTTACCATGACGCGGGATCATGCACAGTACGATATGCTGCAAAAGCTGAGCACGGTAGTGCAGGTGCGGCGGGATGGCAAAGAAATCTGGCGTGGACGGGTACTGAAGCATGAAGCCGATTTTTACAACCGGCGGGTGGTGTACTGCGAGGGTGCGCTGAGCTATTTCAACGATAGCAGTATCACCCCCTTTAACTACAAGGGCACGCTGCGCCAGTTTTTGCAGCACCTGATCGACGCACACAACAATCAGGTGAAAAGCAAGATGAAATGCTTCCAGCTTGGCACCGTGACGGCGACGCTGGGCAACCTTGCGGTGCAGTTCGGCGATGCCGACCAATACGGCGTTGGCGAGGACTACGGCAAAGTGTGGGACATTCTGGACAAGCTGGTGCTCAAGGTGTTCGGCGGTTACTTCTACTGCGGCTTTGACGCGGCTACCGGCTACAACGTGCTGAACTATTGCGATCAGGCAGTGGAAGCCAAGCGGCAGACCGCCCAGAAAATCGAGTACGGACGCAATCTGCTCAACCTGAGCGAAACCACAGACGCCACCGACCTTTATACCCGCATCTATCCTATCGGCAACAAGCACACAGTGGACACCTCCAAGTGGTACTACAAGCTCATGTGGTGGCGGGACCCCTCCAAGGATAAGCACGAAGAGCGTTGGGGCATCATGGAAGCAGATGCCGCTACCGTTGCGCAGTATCTGCCTGCATCGGGCTACTCTTACAACTTGGAAGAGGGCTGGATCCAGAACGACACCGCGGTGCAGAAGTTTGGCATCATTACCCGCATCGTGGAACTTGACACCGACAGCGCAAACGACACCTTTGCAGCCGGTGTGCAGGCATTGCAGCAGAACTACGCTATGAAGACCAGCTACGTCATCCGGGCGGTGAATCTCGTAGACGCAGGCTACGATACAGACTGGCTGGATTTTTCCATGTACTCCCATATTATCAGCAAGCCGCACAGTGTGGATGCCGTCATGCTCTGTACCAAGCTGGTGGAACCGCTGGAAAAGCCTGCGCAGAAAGAGTTCACATTTGGCATGACCCGCCGCACCCTGACAGACCGTCAGGTGGCCAATATGGGCACGACAAATCTGCTGGTGGAAAGCGCTTACACCTCCGAAAAATACCATCAGGATATGCTGAAACGGCTGTTTGCCGCCTCCGAACAGGCAAAAAAGGATTCCGATGAAGCCGCCAAGACCGCCACAAACTTTTTGGAGTACACCCCGCAAAACGGCCTCATTGTCCGGCACGATTCTCTGCCCGGCAAGCAAGTGCAGATCCTGAACGATGGCATCCGGGTCATGGATGGCAGCAGCATGGTCAATATCCAGGCCAACGCCATCTCCATCACGGACGGCATGGGCAGCTGTTCCATCAATAGCGGTTCAATTATTTTCAACGGCATTCGCAACAGTAAAATTTTTGAATGGCCTTATCAAAAGGATTCTCATGGCAACCGAATAGGAGAATTTACTGCACAAACAACAAAAATCGACCTTTCTTCCTACTCGTCTGTAATGCTGGTCTATGACACGCATAAAGGCGGAACATGGTTTGCAAGTGGAGGCAGTGCTGGTAGACTTACGGTCGTTCTTCCTGTTAATGGGCAAACGTACTCTTATGCTTATCCGTGGAATACCGTCCATTGGAGAACCGTCAAAGTGAGCGACACGGGAATAACGTTTGGTAGCGGAAACGAAAGAACATCCGACTATAAAAATAACGTTATAACTGGCGTGATACATTTGGAAGTTCCTATTACTGATGGTGTTACGAAAAACGATGAGGTTTGCCGCCCGTTGGAACTATACGGTTTTATGTGAGGAGAACTATGAAACACTTTAAATTCAAGTGTAAGGTCTGCTCTGATGGGCGGCTGTATGCAGGCGGCTGGTGCCACGAAAGCGTCATTCCGAACCCGCTGCCGCCCGACGAGATCCTTCTGGACGATCTGTCCGGTATCACGCATGGGTTCTACACAGATTATCTCTGGGACGGCGAAAATCTGATTTATCATCCGCCTGAACCATCTGCTGAGCCTGCCCCGGCAGTACAGACTTCCGATGACGGAACCGAGGTGACCTACACATGAGAGACTATGCCGCACTGGAAGCGCTCGCCGCCCAAAACCCCCGCATGAACGATATGCGCATCACAACGCCAAAGGGCACACTCTCCATGCGTTCGGACTTTGGGCTGTGGCTCAAGCGCGGCTCTCCGCAGATCGGCAAGCCCGAAACCGATTCTATGCTTGTTGAGGTGCCCGGCGCAGATTTTCTGCTGGATCTGACCCGCTCGGTGGATGGCAGCGTACACTACAAAAAGCGGAATATCTCGATGGATTTTGTCTGCGACCGGCCTAAAACACAATGGGCATATATCCGGTCTAGACTGGAAGCGTTGCTGCAGGGGCAGTGGCTGCACTTCTATTTTGTCCGGGACGGCGAGGTCTGGGCTGGGCAGCTGGACGTAGAGATGACCCCCGGCGAGTACAAGACTTCCGTGAAAATCACAGCAACCTGTGACCCATGGCCAAAGGAGCGCTACTTTGTTTTGGGCGTTTCCAAGCTTGGCACAGACAAGATTGCATAAGGAGGCAGTATGGGCTATCAAAAACAGAATTTTGTAGACTGTCAGGTTCTGAACAGCGCGCAGCTGAACCACATCGAGGACGGCATTGTGGATTTGGAGAGCAATTCAAACACTACGCTTGCTGGCAAAGCAGATAAATCAGAAGTGCAAGCGAACGCGGACGGGATTGCCGCTGAAGCATCCCGCGCCAAGGGCGAGGAGCAGCGCTTGGATGCCGCCATCACCGCCGAAACCACCCGCGCGGAACAGGCAGAGCAAGCACTGGATACGCGCACCGTAGCCCTCGAATCCTGCGGATTTGTCGTTGTAGACGGCAAAGTCTGCATGAAATACCGCAAATCCTGAAAGGAGTAACACATGGCTGAAAACGAAATTAGCACGCAGGCACCTGCCACCGAGGTGGTGGAGCCTATCTATCTGGATCAGACCGCAAAAGACAACGGCAGAAAGCTTGACCAGATGACTGCCGCCCTGCTGGGTATGTCCAGCTCGCTGGGCGTGATCGCGCGGGCACAGACCGGCGTGGTGGAGGAGATGGACTATAACGGCATCAAGGCCGTGGTGGCTGCCGGTAACGCACCGGCGGTTTTTCCGGTCGGCACCCAGCTGGTGAACACCTACACCGCAAAGGACGGCAAAGTCTACGACTGCCCGTGGGACGTGGTAAAGACGGACGATATCGCCGAGGGTGAGACCGGCACCACCGCACCCGCAATGGTACTGCAGATGCACTACGCGTCTCTGGAAGATATCCAGTTTTCTGCATATCAGGCCTTCTACGTTGTGCCGGAGGCCGGTCTGGTGGCTGGCACCTACAACATCATTTTTGATTTTACCTATGGCACAAACGTCATAAACGGCGGTGCCTATAATTTTACCTTGACCAAAAATGCCCCCGCAGGTGCACGCATGACCGGCTTCTATAACGCACCGGACGTTGCACCTGCCAATTGGAAGGTTTACGTCTACAAGGATCAGTATAAGTCCGAGCTGCTGGAGACCTGCAACGTCTCTGCTGGCGTCGATGGCATAAATCTTGGTTCCTTCCTTGCAAAGCCCAACGGCAAACTGAACGGCTTGCATTCGGTTGCCTACGGCGATAACCGGTGGTATAAGTCCGCATACCGCCAGTACCTCAACAGCGATGCACCCGCTGGTGCGTGGTGGCAGCCGCAAGATGAATGGGACATGAAGCCCGATCAGGCGGACACCGTGCCCGGCTTCCTTGCTGGCTTCTCGGATGACTTCAAGAACGCGCTGACCCGCGTGAAGGTCGTGACCTACGGCAACACCGTCACCGATGACGGCAGCGCTGTGGTGACCTATGACAAAATCTTCCTGCCCTCGCTGGAGGAGATCTACTGTTCTCCGCAGGTCAGTGGCGAGGGTACATACTGGCCGTACTGGAAGGAGCGCACCGGCGCAAAGACCCCGCAGGCTCTGTGGCAGACCTACCCGCTGCGTATCACCCGCGACCTTGCACAGCGCACTGTGGGCCGCTATGTGCGGCTGCGCTCTGCGGGTCGTGGCGGCGGCAACACTGCCTTCGGCGTGTACTCCAGCGGCTACGTCGGCATCTGGTACGCGATCTACGCGATTCGCTGCGCCCCGGCTTGCAAAATGACCAATCTTGTTAAATAATCACCGGGCAAGGGATTGCCCGGTGAGAAAGTGAGTGCTATCCCATGGCAATGCGCAAAGACCAGATACCGGACAATAAATTCACGCTGCCGCTTGACGCGCGTGAGCTGGCACTGTATACCAGA